CTGTCCGATGAAATCATCTCACGTACAAAAAACCTGCTTGCTACGAACGCTCTGAAGGCTGCGAACCGCCTTGTCAACACCATAGACAACCCCGTCCCCGACAGAGGCGACGATTTGCGCCTCAGAGCGGCAGAATCACTACTAAACCGTGTAGGCGTAGCAAAACAGGAACAAATAAACCACAACGTACAGGCCATCCACGGTGTTGTACTACTACCACCAAAGGAAGAGGTCGTAATCGATGGAACGAGCCAATAAAGCAATTTTAAATTTGCGTGACACCGTTACTTTGACTAAAAGTAAACTCGCAAACATGACGGAAGAAGAATTACAACAGTATGTAATGCGTAGAGGTCGTGAACAGGACATGTCTGATGCAGAAGCTGCAAAAGAGTTCCAAGCACTGAACAAACAAAGGTTAGAACATCGTGGCAGACGAGCAGCAGTCTCCTCCGAAAAAACGCGGTAGACCAAAAAAAGACCCCAACGCACCGAAAGCTATTTACAATCTGTCTCGTGCCGAACGAGCCAGACGTGCAGCACAGAAACAGGTGCGCCAAGCGAAGAAAAGAGCCGCTAAAGCGTCCAAGGTTGCCGAAGATAAACGACGGTACGCCCGGAAGGTCGAACAGTCACAAAGTCGCGTAGAGAAGGCTCTAGGCGGCACACAGACCACATTAATAGACGAAGGAGACTTGCAAAACGTACCGGCTGCAGTCTCTGACTTGGTAGAAGAATATGAAGTTGTTTTCAAACCTAATCCCGGACCACAGGAACAGTTCTTGTCCGCTGGTGAACGGGACGTATTATATGGCGGTGCAGCAGGGGGTGGAAAGAGCTTTGCCTTGCTTGCTGACCCTCTCCGGTATTGTCACAATCCTAATCACCGTGGGTTACTTCTCCGTCGGACTCTGGACGAACTAACTGAACTTATCGACAAGTCACGTCAGCTATATACTAAGGCGTTCCCCGGTGCAAAGTTTCGTGAATCAAAGTCAACGTGGCACTTCCCATCAGGAGCCACCATCTGGTTCACATATCTAGACAAAGACAAGGACGTAACTCGCTTTCAAGGTCAGGCGTTCAACTGGATAGGTATCGACGAAATAACCCAGTATCCTACGCCGTACGTTTGGGATTATCTTCGTTCACGTCTTCGTACGACTGACCCAGAACTACAGCAGCATCTGTACATGCGCTGCACAGCTAACCCCGGTGGTGTCGGTGGCTGGTGGGTAAAGAAAACGTACATTGATAATACAGAGCCAAACAAACCTTTTGCTGCGTTCGACATCGAAACAAAAAAGGAGTTCATATATCCCCCTGCTCATGAAAAAGCAGGACAGCCTCTTTTCTATCGTAAATTTGTGCCAGCACGGTTGACAGACAACCCTTTTCTGATGGAAGATGGTCAGTATGAAGCAATGTTGCTCTCGCTACCAGAAGTAGAGCGGAAGCGATTACTAGAAGGAGATTGGGATGTTGCAGAAGGCGCAGCCTTTCCTGAGTTTTCTCGTGTTCGACACGTGGTCGAGCCTTTCGAATTACCTACCAACTGGCCCCGCATACGAGCCGC